TACTTGTGTCGCTGAAAAGATTGGAACATTTCTCTCAACAGCAAGACCACGAAGTTCTTCTGCAATCGACTTAATAAATGTGTAAGAGTTCACGCTTCCACCTTGCTTCATTCGTGATGATGCACAAATATTTAAGTAATCAATAAACACAATGTCAGGTTTAAACTTTTTCTTCAATGCAAGTTCATCCATCAGAACTCGAAAGTGGTTAGCATTAGCAACCGCTGTAGGATACTCCTTGATAATTAGTTTACCACTTACACCCTTAGTCGCTGCATCAAGTTTTTGCTGATACATTTTATATGGAAGATCCTTCATGTTATCCAATGTGACATCCATAATATTTGCATCGATACGTTCAGCGATACGTTCTTCAGCCATCTCACATGTAATATACAAAACATTCAGATTTTGCAAAAGACAGTTTGCTGCATGGTGACACATGAACATAGACTTACCAACACCAGTACCAGCCATGACAATATTCAACGTCTTTGGAGGTGTACCACCATTGGTAATCTTGTTCATGTAGTCAAGATCAAACGAAACTTTCTGCTCTACCTGATGGTAAAAGTCATATCGTTCAGTTGAATCTTCGATGTAGTCGTGACCGATGTGTTGGTCGAACGAAACCGAAAGTGCGGTCGATAGAATATCAGGAATCGCACCATTCGTTTTCGTCTTTGACTTACCATCAATGATATGAATCGATTCAAGAATCGCATTGTAAAGTGCTTTGTCTTTACAAAACTTTTCAGTCTCATCAATCAACCACTCCATCTCCTCTCTCTTCGTAGAATCTTGAAGAGAGTTGATTAGAGCGTCGGTGTCGTGAATCTCTTTTTGTGTAAGTTCGTCTTTTGAATCGAGAGATATCTTGACCGCTTCTTTGCTTGGAAGACTACGGTATTTGAGAGTATAGTTTTTGATCTCACTAAAAACTAATCTTTCATCTCTTGATGCAAAATACTCCTCCTCGATATAAGGAAGAGTTCGACGAGAAAACTCTTCATTAAACAGAAGGTTCGATAGAATCAGTTTCTCTGGACTGCTCATTCAGTTCATCATCCTTTGTTGAAGACCCATACTTAAAAGTAGTTTCGACATGCTTTTCAATCTGCTTCATCACATCATCTGTGAAATACTTTTCTGGATCCTTGTAGATTGACTTCTCGTAAACCTTTGATCCATCAGGCATCTCAATGCGTGTAGAAACTTTCTTAAACACACCACAATCAAGACCCAATTCTACCAAACCGTAGTAAGGATTCAACCCTTCTTTGTAGTCAAGCATCACATCGACCATAGAATTTTCTTTGGTCAGCCTAGACTTATAGAGTTTACAGTGAATGATATTACCAATAACATCAGTGCCTTCTTTAACCTTTCTCTTTGAAAGATACACAATTGTAGAAGCAGCATACTTCAATCCACTACCACCACCCATTTCTTTTGTTGGGAACATTGAACCAACAACATCATAAGTGTGGTTTGTCATAATCATCGGAATACCCGCTTGACCCAACTTAAGCGTAAGCGTTCGGAATGTTGCTTTGGGCGCGAGTCATATCGCGTGTGGTCTTACCCTCAGCGGTATCAGTCATTTCTTTGTTGGTTGAAAGCATACCAAGAGAGTCGAGAACGATTAGCATAGGCTTCTTTTGTGACTTCGGAAGTTCTTTATAATTATCTACGATGGTGATCGCTTGGTGTCGGAAGTTTTCAACAGTATCAATTGGAAACACAGCGATACGATCTGGGTCAACACCTCGCTCCAAGAACATGTCAGAAGTAACCGCTTGCTCTGAGTCAAAATATAAAACAACACCATCTTCATTGTTCGACAAAAACTTCTTCACAATCTCAATGGTAAAATAGGTCTTACCTGTTGCACTTTCACCAGCAATTGCGAGAATCTTGTTGTCGGGGATACCACCCCAAAGACTTCCGCTCAATAAAGCATTAAACGTATATGATCCAGTATCGACAAAACCATTTACATCAGACTCGATCCCATCACCAACAATACTTGCATACTGATTCTTTGTAGACTCGATCAAGTTTTTCAACATATCACTCATGCGGACTCCTTCTGAATAATCTTAATAACTTCAGTCATAGCGTTAATATCATCAAGAACACCTTCAAGTTGTTCAAGTGTGACTGATTTGTGTTTTTGCATCGCACGATAAATTTCTCTCTGATGAGAAACTTCTCTTTCAAGTAACCGTAACATAACTCCAAGTTGTGTTTCTGTAAATTTCATAAAAATAATCCTTCTAAAGAAGAAGTCTTTTCGTGCGACCAACCGATACAATCTAAAATGTTTTTCAGTGGATCAAGAAAAGACTTCTCGAACTGCACATCATAGTCTATGTATGACGAAATATCAAACTCTTTTGGGATAGAAGAAACAAAAGATAAAACATGATCTCTGCCTCCAAGACCACCAAAAGGATTAGGCGTCTTAAGATAGATAAACTTGATCTTGTCTGCCTCTCCGATCAGAGGATACTTCTTCGTAAGACCATGCTCACGAAGATAGTGATTATAAATCAATGCACCTTTCACAGCAATCGGAGTAGACTTTCTATAAATCGCATTGTGATCTGCGTATGTCCTGAGTCTCCGAAC